GTTAGTTCAATTTTTTCTTCAGCTATTTTGTTCAACTCTGCTTCATAATCAAAATCTCTATGTTCTCCATCAACTTCTTCTTCTGCTATTAATTCCCAATCATCAGGAATGTCTTCCATAGTATCTAAGAAGGTGTCTAACTCAGTCTTTGCCATTTTCTGAAGGTCTACATCTACATCAACATTTTCGTCTAATGGAGCAAGTCCTAGTTCTTCACGGATTTCATCTTGCGTCATAACTGCAGCAAGGTCTTGATTTGTAAATCTTATTGTTATTGGTTTTAACTGAACAAAAGAAATAGGAATATTCATTTGATTAACCTCAAAAATCTTTTTTAATACTTTTAGAATATGGTCTTGATAAGGTTTTACAACCGTGTTAAGATAATAATTTGCTGCAGAATTTAATTCATCTGCATTATTTCCAAGTCCTGTATCTGACTTAATGCCCATAAGCACAGGTGAAGTACATCTGTGTCCTGTAAGTATATTTTGAACAAGAAGTTCCTGCAGGGCTAAATATTGTTTATCGGCATCAGAAACGCTTATTGGAGTTATCTCAGGAGTTCTTGTTTTATCATCTGAAAAAGTTAAAACGAACTTGCCTGAATTATGAGCACCTGTAAATTTTGCAGATAAACTATTTTCAATTTGAAGTCTTTCTTCTTGTGTAGGAACTCCATTTGCAAAACTTATAAAATAAGAACCTGCAAATCCATTTGATATATTGTTAAGGTGAAACTCTGCTACTCTTTGGTCAACCAAAGCCCAATTATTTGCTGCTACATAATCAGGAGTATGATAAACGGACATAGCAGGTGAATAAAGTCCTGAGTAGATTACTTGATTTGGATTTGTTCTGTCATTTACATTAAAAGCAGGAACATAATATGGTTTGTTTTTTCTAGTATTTGTCCAATCACTTGAAATAAAATAACCTTCAACTTTTCCCATTTCATTAGGTCTTCCAACTCTAATTTTCTCAACAGGAATATGGTAAATTTCAGCAATTTGAGTTCGGTCTTGGCTCCATACAATGTTTAAAGCAAATGCTCCCTGAAGTTTAAAATCAAAAGACATCTTTTTTACAACTTCCATTAAAGTTTCTGATGAATTGCAACTTGCCATAAACTTCTTCAGTTTAACTATAGTATCAAGATTTTTCTCTTCTTCGTCATCTATGACAATATCTTCACCACTTATCATTTCGGCTGTAGCATTTATAATTGCAGCCTGTGTACTTGAATTATAATAAAGGTCAATTAAAAACTGAGGGTACAAATTTCGCCATTCTTCAGTTCCATATTCAATCCATTCCTTTGATGCTTGTTCTGAAACTATTGGAGAAGTTGTAGCCCCAAAATCTACTTTTAAAATATTATTCATAATTTTTTATTGTCCGTGATAAATATAATTGTCTTTGTCAGGTGCTACATATTCTCTGTATTGCACTTCTTCACTTCCTGATATTTCACCTACATACATTTTCCCTATAGCTACAAGACCTTGAACTTTTCCAAACTCAGGACCAATTGGCATATCTTGGTCAGGTTTTAGTGGAGTAAATTCAGGTTCTAAATCAGATGGATATTGTTCCCAATATACTTCATAAATTTCATATTTCCAATAACCTGCTAACTTTAAAGCAAGTTGACCTAAAAATGGTCGAAGACTTAATGTATCTTGAAAATCAAAAAAAGTTGCTCTATCATAAATTACAAAACCCTTTGGATAAGAATATTGAATATCGCCTGAAATATCATTTGTAAACTTAAACAAAAAATTGATAGTAGGAGTTCCTCGTACTATTGGATTTTGTTTAGTTGCAGGTGAAATTCTATTGGCTTCGGTATTTATCCAAGTTTCTAATTTTCCTAGCAATTTAGTTTGTATCATAATCTATAATAGAAAATTTTGATTTTTATTTGGAATACAAAAAAAGGGAACGATTAAGTTCCCCTTTTTAAAATATATTTATGTTTAACTATGCGGTTACAATAGGTATTAATGCTCCTGCAGTTCCTAAGTTGTCAAATGGTGTAGAAGTATAGTCTTTACATATTGCCATTGGTAATGCTTCCATTCCATCAAAAGTAATGTCATAACCATTTCTATCACCCCAAGCTGCACCTGTTGCTTCAGTTCCTGCATTTAACTGCATTCCGTTAGCAGAACCAAGACAAAGAATTACATTTTGGTCATTTGCATTTAAGGCATTACATTCAGCAAAAACAACTAACTGAGTTTGACCTAACAATTTGATTTGATGTTGGTCTTGCGTAGTTAATCTGTTGTAGATTACTTGAACTGATGGAGTGTAGTAAATAGTACCATTTTCGGTGCTTCCTACAATCGTATCAGTTACTGAAGCAACACCTCTTGGTAGTGCATACCTATAAAGTGAAGTTGAACCCATTCCAACAATAGTTACTTCACCTGTTGAATTTATCGTTGTTTGGTCCACTATTGTAGTATCATAAACTCCAAAATATACGGCCCTGATGCCCCCTGATACTCTGTTACAATCTAAACCCCTTCCGTGTGTTATTAGCGTACAAGCCATAATAATTTATTTTTTTAGTTAATAATCTTACTTCAACAATGTAATATCTGCACCAACTCCGTGCTGAACTCCTGCAGAATATTTAGCTACAATTCTTACATTATTTGAACCATCAAGATTGCTCATATCCAAGGTACGGATTTCAGTTTGGTCACTTAACAAATCAGTTCCAAAAAATAAGTTTGATTTCTCAGCTACAACTATTTGGTTGTCTAGCATTCCATAACTTACTGCTAATTTTACACCTTCAAAAACAGGTACATAATCACTATTCATATTGTAAGCATTTACATATCCTAATTTAGATATTTCAGCAATGTAAAGTCTGTAAGTTTTGTAGTTTATATACATTCTTAAGTCTTCTTTTCCGTACACAGTTGAAGGAGTTGCAGCAAGAGCCTTACTCATATTTGCAATTACATTAGTCTGAACAAATGGAGTTCCTGCATTTACAACATTGTTGATAGTTGCATCACCTACAAAAGTTCCTGTAGCACCTAAGAAACCTTGAAAAGAACCTGCACCTGCAGCCGTTCCACTCCATACTGCATTTTCTACTCCTGCAGCAATTTCTTTAGCTGTAAGTGAAATTAAATACTCATCAAAAGTAGGTGCTGTATTATTCCAAGCCCCTGCTTTCATTTGTAAACTTTCCCAATTATTTAATAAAGTAGTTTTGCAATACTGCATATTTACTTGTAAATTTTTTGGTTCAATTACTCTTTCAGTTAACGTAATAGTTGAAGAAGTTTCAAAATCACAAGTTGAATTAGCTACTACCGAACCCAATTCCATTCTTTGAATTGTTTGTTTGAACTTGATGTTTTCCATCATAGTTAGTTCTTCCAAAGATACTGATAAAGCTAGTGCTTTTGAGATGTAAAAACCTGCTTCAGTTCCGCAATATCTTGCAGGGTGAATAACATTTGCTACAAAGTTTTGTTTTTTTAAATTTTTTGACATTTTTATTTATTTATTTGTTTATATTAATTTTGTAATGAGTATAGAAATTTATCGGATGCTGACATATTTTCTAATTGTTTTTTTGTTGGTCCTTCATTTCTAGCTTCAGAACTGAACTTATTTGTATTCAAGTTAGCTTCTGCAGGACTTTTTGATAGTTCAAGTTTTAACCTTTCATTTTCTGCTTTTAACTCTTCCAAAGAAAATTCAACAACTTCTGTAGTCTTTATTGATTTTGGATTTGTAGATGGTGCTGACATTTCTTCTTCTTCAACTTCTTCTTCTTCCTTATCATCTTTTTCCATATCACCATCTTTCAGTTTAGCTACAGCAATTTCAAGATTTTCAATTCTCTTTTCCATTCCTGCCCAATCTTCAACATCTGCTTCTTTGTAGTCTTCTTCTTCTTCTTCCTTCATTTCTTCTTCCACTACTTCTTCTTCTTCACTTTCGCTTTCCATTAAGTGGTCAACAATACCTTCTTCTTCAACTCTCAAAGACATTCCTGTTTCAAGTTTATAAGTTCCAATTGGCAAAGGAATTGTAGTACCATCTTCAGTCAGTACAGAAATATCAACTCCTGCTTCCAATTCTTCGGCTGTAGAAACTAAAATTGTACCATCTTCAGTTTTCGCTTGCCATTCTAATTTTAGTGACTGAACTTTGTTCAATCCTAATGCTACTAATATTTGTTCTTTGATTTCCATTTTAGTTTTATTGTTTAGTATATAATATGTAATTTACTTTTATATTTGATTTTCATTTATGATTTCATTCAAAGCCTTCAGGATTTCTTCGTTAGTTGGTTTCTTTGAACTCATAGTTTCCATCTTATCAATGAAATATCCTTCAATACTTAACCCTTTCAATTCACCTGCTTTTATCTTTTCCCAAAGTTCATCATTTTCAATCTTCATTTTAACAAACCAAGTTCCATTAGGTAAATCAAAACCATACAATTTAGACTTATCCATATCACCTTCCTTTATCCAACTCTCAATAGTCAGAACACCCGATACTCGGTCTTGATGTTGGTAAGTCGCTTTGTGATGGTTATTATGTTTCAAGTAAAGTTCTGAAGCTAGTCTAACGGTTTCAGGACTAAAATATACATAGTATTCACTATCGGTATTTGCATCATATCTATAGATTTGTTTGTTGGGAATTAAAGCAGGACTGACTAACATTCTCTTTTCTTCATCAACTTTAGCAAAAGTCAAATTATTCTTTTCTTTACCAAAATATACAAAGTCTTGCTCAATAGCAGGGCTTGTAACTAAACTAATTGCATCAATAGCAAGTTCTTGGTTTTCATCAGAAATAATTAACTCAGTTATTTTAGTTGATTTTTTGTATTTACTATTGGCATTTTCACAATCCTCAATAGTTTCATATTCACATTCTCCTGAGTTTCCCCATTTATATTTTCCGTTTTCACATTTTGTACAAGGCATATCTTATAATAGTTTATTGTTAATTTTATTTGATTTTATATCGTTGACCTTCTTCTTATTCTTGATATTGTATCTTGACTATTAGTAATATCATCATTTACTACATAGGCTTGTACAGGTTTATTTTGCTGACCACCACCACCTTCTATTTCAAATGCTCCACTCATCATTTCAGGTGCAGGAGTTTCCGAAGATACTGAAGGAATACTTGGTGTACTACCACCACCACCACCACCACCTGCTTTTGAAGATTTTATAGCTTGAATACTTTTTAAACCTGCAGCAATTGCAGCCCCTGCAGCAATAGCACCCAAAGCAGGACCAACAACAGGTATTCCTGACATAGAAGCGTAGGCTTTTGTAGCACTTAAATAAGTATTCACAGTTGCTTCACCAATAGCAAATGCTTTTCCTGCTTTTGTTTCTTTTCCCATTATAGCTGACATTTGCCCCATTGCATTTGATGCCATTCCTATCTTTTCTTTTGTACTTATGCTATCCCAAGTCTTTTTTTGTTCATCTAATGCTTTTGATTTTAAGGCAAATGATTTCTCAATCTCTGCTTTCATTTCTTCTTCATTTGAAAATCCTTCTACACTTGCTAATGCTTGTTCTTTCTCAATTTCCAATTCTACCAAAGCCCTCTCTCTTAAATCTTCAATTTGCATTAACATATTCTCTTGCTGCATTTCCAACAATAAAGTATCTTCATCTTTCTTTTTAGCATCTGCTTCTATTTTATCAGCATCTATTTTGTCTTGTGCTTCTTTTTCTTCTTCTGCAATTCTCTTTTTTTCATCTGCTATTACCTGAAGTCTTGCAAGTTCTTCATCAGCTATTTCTTTGTCAATTCCATTCAATTCTCTAGCCAATGACCTCTGCTTTTTTAATGAAGAAGTTTCCATATCAATCAGTTTAGCTTTTTCTTCAAATAGTGCTTTTTCTTCTTCTGCATTAGACAAGCCCATATCAAATTTTTCCTGCATAATCCTTACTCTTTCGGCTTGACCATCTAACTCAGTCTGTATCATTTCTCTTTCCAACTTCACAGCTTGTTCTAATGCCACTTTCCTTTCTTCTAAGGACTTTGTTTCATCTTGGGCTAATAGTCTAGCTTCAGCAACTAATTTGTTCTGCTCGGCTCTTGTAACTAACATACCCATTTGTGCATCTCTGAGTTTCTGAGTAGCCAATTCAAGTTCTCCTGCTAGTTCAATTTCA